CTCAGAACGGTATCAGCTGATATTTCCAGAGACGAACAGATACACGTGGCCGCTAATAGCCTTGTATGTCACGAGTTGGGTTTACGCCCTAGTAATTCTTTGGACAAACTTAGGAAGGCCACCATTAACTGGGTACTCGAACCCCTAGGTATAAATACTCAGGACAAATATTTGGACAAAAAATTCTGGCTAGATACGAGCGACCGATTAATGTATGAAGGTAAGGCTCCAGAACTTTCTTCCACGAAATCAGCTAGAATGCCCGCTTTTTTTGAACACAACAATGTCAACCTCCCACAATATGCTTGAGGCCATTACTGGTCCCAACATGAACTACATCCTCGAAGAATTAGAGGAGAACTTTCCACCAACCACACCAAACCCAGAGGATTCAATGCAAAAAATTATGTACAGATCTGGACAACGCTCTGTGGTTGAGTGGATTGTCCACAGAATGGAAGAGGTACGAAGCGATGGCTTATGACACTCAAGGTAATTGGATACCACCACAAGAAGCATCAGCATGGACAGATGTAGAGTCATTAAGGCAAGCACTAAGACAACGTGGTGATATAACAAACAAAGAACTATTAAAAGATTTGTTTGATGTCGGTGATGATGATTGGGAGAACCAAGATTGGGAATCTCAACTTAGAGATGTAGATCGCTTTGAAATATTAAAACTTTACAAGGACGATTACCAAGCTGATGTAGGATTCCCTGATGATTGGGGGATTCAATTTGAAAGAGAGAAAGGTGGAGATGATTTAAATCTACGTGATATGCACTCAGCTCAACAAAGATACCGTGCTCTATTAGGTGATGGGTATGACATAGACTATGCACATTACAATAATAACTTAGCTTACAGATCTACAACTGAAAGACTAGGTAAAGAGTTTGGGTTTGATGATATTCGTGCATCTTTCTCAACACCTAGACAAATCATGGCAGCGAAAGCAATTTTAGATGAACCCGGTTACGATTGGGATGAGGCATGGGTTAAGAATAACGCAATGACTTATTCCGATGATGAAGTTGAGGCACTCGAAGACTTTAGGAAGCATAATCAAACAAGACACTTTGATTCTGAAACTAACATCACTACTTATCTAAACCCACAAGATAGTAGAAGTTTATCTACTAAATTGTATGAAGCTAGAGCTGCAGGTAATTACAATCAATTAAAAGAACCCGGTTCTCCACAGTTTATAAATGTTATAGCAGGTGAAGTACCTAAAGCAGAGTACACACCTGAAGGTGCTAGGATTGTAACTGATAATGACATCCGACAAATCTATCAAAGATACTGGGGAAGAGATTATAACAGTAGTGAACCCGGTAAAGGTATAGAGCAATGGGAAATAGATCATTGGAAAGATCAAATAGCTCAAAACAATTGGACGTATAAAACCTTTGAAGAAACAATAGCTAATGCACCAGAGGCTAAAGCTCCCGGTGTTAGGGATAAAGGTAAAGCATACTTCAATCCTAATGCAGGTAAGGAAGCTGAGATAACAGGTAAGTTAACAGCTGAACCTGCACCAATCAACCCACCTGATTTAACTATAAGAAAGGTCACACTTAAGCGGCCAGATAATGTACCACCTAATTGGACAGTACCGGGATTATAATTATGGCAGTAAAATCATGGCAACTAGGGTACGATGCTACCACTGGTAACTTCGTAGAACTAGATGATATAGCATCAGCAGATCCTAATGATCCTAGAGTAGTAGCATTTGAAAATCAAATCACTGCTATCATGGAACAGAAAGGTTTACTTGCTAGTCAAGCTCAACAATATATAGCAAACGCTTACGCTCAAGGTACTACATTAGATGCCCTGAAGCATACCTCACAGCAAACAGCAACCGCTGAAGAACGTGGTGATGTTTGGGGTGCTAGTGATGATACTAAAGGTAAGTCTTTCTTAACAGCACAAGAGTCTTCAACTCAAGCTGCATCAAGTGATTGGCAGGTTAACGCTCAACTTATTTCTGATTTATATACAGAAGGGTTTGGACGTGAAGCTGATACAGAAGGGTTAAAGTATTGGACAGAGCAACTATCGTCAGGCAATCAATCTTACGCTGACATAGCTAAAGCATTTGGTGCGTCGGAAGAGGCACAGATAAGAGATGTATACCACCAAGAATATGGTAGAGATGCTGACGATGCTGGACTACAGTATTGGATGTCACAAGGATCTGGTGGTGTGGCAGCAGCTACAGCTACTATACAAGATGCAGGTACACTTGAGACACAGTTAAGACAAGAGTACGCTGATAAACTTGGACAGTTTTCTAATGAAGCAGACCGACAAGCGAATATAGCAGCTGGTGGTTTCTGGACTGACGTACAAGAAGGTGGTTACAAGAACTTAGACTGGCGTGGGTACACTGATACCAGTGGTGTCACAGATGTACAAAAACAAAATCAATTCGGTAATCTAACTTATGATTTTGGGCATAGAAGTGATACACCCATGCATGATGATTTCCAATTAGCTGCTACAGGTACATACTCAGCTGGTGATCAGAAGACGGGACTTGCTCAATTCCAAGCAGCAATACTAGGTGAAGAAGGTTACACAAGTGTTAACGATCCTTACAGAAGTGTAACTGGTAATCAAGTTAACATTAGATCAGGTGCTCAAGGTTTAGATGATGTACGTAACATACTACAGCAAAGGGAAAACTTGTACAGCATTAGTTCTCTTTATGATGTAGATGATACAGAAGGTGGCTCAGGTATTGGTAGACTCTTTACTTTAGCAGAGGCAGCTCCATACATGTCACAAGCAACTGACTTGAATGATTTAGCTTCAAAACTAGGTGAAGAGAAATGGGCATTACTAACTAAAGAACTTTATAAACAACCCGGTGATGACTGGAGGACTGTAACATATCCTAAAGGTAAAGGTCCGGGTGGAATCATAGCTGATCCCGGTGTAATGGAGGGTATAGATGTAAGAAATACTAACCGTAACACTTTATCACATGATTACAAAGTACCAGTCCCACCTGATTACTCACCTAACCCTACAGCTAATGTAACCAGAGAGCCTATAGAATACATGCCACCTAAAGATGGCACTGTACCTAACAGACCATTAAGAAACTTAGATAGTAGTTACACTGCAGCTCCACAACAAGCTGTAAGAAAACAAGGTGCGTTTGTAGCTGGTACAAGTGCTCAAGGTGTTAGACGTAAACAGTCTAGTGCTGCTAGATCAGGTAGATCTGCAATGGGTACCAAGCAACTAGCTCGTGACAATATGCAAATCAAATCCCTTAATATATAATGTCAGCTAAAACAAAATATGACAGTTTATCATCCAATCGTTCCCAGTTTCTAAACATAGCGGAAGAGGCAGCTAAGCTGACCATTCCATATCTAGTTCGTGGTGAGGAAGAGTATACGCATGGTGCTAAAAACTTAAGCACACCATGGCAATCAGTAGGTGCTAAAGGTGTAGTAACCTTAGCAGCTAAACTTCAACTTGCATTAGTACCACCTAACACTAGCTTCTTTAAGCTACAAGTTAATGATGGTATGCTAGGACAAGTTGAACCTCAAGTTAAAACAGAACTAGATCTATCCTTCGCTAAGATAGAGAGAACCATCATGGACTCTATCGCAGCATCAGATGATCGTGTTGTTATACACCAAGCTCTTAAGCATTTGGTAGTAGCAGGTAATGCGTTAATCTTTATGGGTAAGGAAGGTCTCAAGTTATTCCCTCTACATCGTTATGTCCTAGAACGTGATGGCAACGGTAACGTGATTGAAATTGTTACCAAGGAAAAAATTAGCAAAAAATTATTACCAGATTTTCAAGATGAATTATCTCAGCAACCAGAACAGGTAGCAGAAGATAGCGATGACGTGGATGTGTACACACATGTACGCCGTGATAATAATAGATTCATCTGGCATCAAGAAGTAAACGATAGAATAATACCTAAGTCAATTAGTAAAGCACCGCTAGATGCTAATCCATGGTTACCTCTACGATTTAACACAGTAGATGGTGAACCTTATGGACGTGGTAGAGTAGAAGAATTCATGGGTGATCTAAAGTCACTTGAAGCTCTGTCACAAGCAATCACTGAAGGAAGTGCAGCCGCTGCTAAGGTAGTGTTTGTTGTCTCACCTTCTAGTACAACCAAACCTCAGACTCTTGCAGCTGCAGGTAATGGTGCTATCGTACAGGGTAGACCTGATGACATAGGTGTAGTACAAGTAGGTAAGCAAGCTGACTTTGCCACGGCATATCAGATGATGCAAACCCTAGAGAAGAGATTGTCTGAAGCATTCCTCATACTATCAGTACGTCAATCAGAACGTACTACAGCAGAGGAAGTTCGGATGACACAGATGGAACTAGAGCAACAGTTAGGTGGACTATTTAGTGTGCTTACTACTGAGTTCTTAGTACCATATTTAAACAGGAAGCTTAGTGTATTCCAAAAGACTGGTGAGATACCTCGCCTACCTAAGGGTATAGTACAACCTACTATTGTCGCTGGAGTTAATGCATTAGGTAGAGGTCAAGACCGTGAGAGTCTAGGACAATTCCTTACAACTATCTCACAAACAATGGGACCAGAAGCTACTCAGCAATTCATTAATCCTGAGGAAGTTATCAAACGTCTTGCAGTTGCTCAAGGTATAGATATACTTAACCTTGTAAGAAGTATGCAAGAAGTACAAGGTGAAAGACAACAAGCAGTTCAACAGGAACAAGCAGTTGAATTACAGAAAGCTCAGATGGCATCACCAATGATGGACCCAAGTAAAAACCCAGCACTAGGAGGACAACAAGGTGGAGAAGGTCAAGCCGTCCCGCCCACGGAAGGCTAAGCGTACTAAAACAGTAACGCCACCACTCAGCAAGAAG